TGTACCGCCAGATAGGTGAGAGTTTACTCTGGCATCTGTATAGTATTGATTAGTAGAACCTTCAGATAAATCATCTGTGTCAAAGTTAGAAAGAGAAACATCTGCTAAGTTACCACTAGCATCTTTGAATACAGCTTTGTCTGCAGGATATGTCATAAAGACATCTTTAGTTCCTGCACTAAAGTTAACGGCTGATGTACCATTAGATCCAGCTAGAACAGTTGTACGAGTTAAGGTGTTACCTGTGTTCCAAGTTCCTACACCCACTTCCCATTCATCTATTCCAGTTGCAGTATGAGAGATAGTATAATAAGTAGTATCTCCGTTTGACATGTAAGATTGAAACTGATCAAACGTAGCAGAAGTGCCACCTAAACTGATAGCACCTGTGCCTGTAGTTGTAGTTTCTTCTTTTACACGATCTTTTAATACAAAAGCCATTTATAAAGCCTTATTATGTTATGCGTATAACTGCGTTAGATGCGTCTGCTGTTGGGAATACTACAGTAAAATCACCATTTGTTGCTGTAACTGTACTACCAAAGTCAAAAACTGCAATAGCTCTATTTCCCTGTGATGAGTTATATATGATAGCACCATCTGCAGCTAATGTCAAAGTAGAAAATACTTCATCATCAAAGTCAACAAAAGCTGTAGAACCATCTAAACTAATAGTAGCAGAGTCTAAGTTTTGACCTCCTGCAGTGTAGTTTGTACCAGTAGCTTCATCACTGTTGCCTGTTACATCTGAGTAGTTCGTAGTTGCAGCACCATATGTACCTGTAGGTGTTGCTTTAATTAGAGCTATTTTTAATGTGTCTGTGTCTAAGTCGTGAACACCCCCAAGTAGCTCTTGCTTGAAGCTGTTGCACATTGCCGTTGTAATTGCCATTTGAGAATGTCCTCTATGTGTTTAAATGCACAAAGAGGCCAGCATATAGCCAGCCTCTAAGTTTAACTTGATTAAGCAGCGTTGTAGATAGCTGACACCAATGCTTGTGGGCGTAAGATTTTACGTCCGTAAAGGTGCATACCACGTACAATGTCTGCAAATGAGTCAGGATCTCTGTAGTTCTCAACTTTGTTGATCTGCTCTGCAGTAGCTACAGCTTCTTGCTGACCAGCTAAGATGACACCGTAGTTAGCATCTTGTGCTAGTGCGCCTGATGTACCTGGACCTGTACCTTTAGAAGGTAGGTTGTTAGATACGTGTACTGCGAAGCCATGTAAGTTGTTCATTACAAGACCGTTCTGTAGACCTGCTCCACCGAAGTCTGCATTGAGAAGACGTGAGTCTTCGTCTTTTAGCATTTCCATGAAGACTGGATCTACTACCAACCAACGTCCACGTGAGTCAACGTTTGCTGTATCCATTTGACGTGCCATACGTGCGACAACTGTCAATGGTGATACAGTAGCTGATGATAGTGAAGTTGCACCAGGTAAACGTACTGCTAGTGGAATAGAGTCACCAGTAGCGTATGCTGTTGATGCAGAGTCAGCAGAACCTAGTTGACCCATATCAGTAGCGTCCAACTGGTTAGTCTTTAAAAATTCACCGTTGATTTCACCTGCTGTTGGGTGTTGTGCAGTTCCTGACACAGTTGTGATTAATGCACCTGCTGTGTCGTAGCCTGACATGTAAGATAAAACGTCTACGTCAATAGCGTCTGCCATTTTGTATGCTGCTCTGTCTGCAGCTAGGCTTACGAAGTCAACGTGTGAGAATTGCTCTTCAATGTCATCCATTTTGAAAGCAAAGTAGTTAGCTTTGTCAATGGTTAGCTGGAAGTCACTGTCATCTAGCTTCTCTACAGAAATAGCTGTGTGACGCTCCAATGCGTTAACAGTTACGTCTGGCTCTTTTTGGATGCGTACAACGTCACCCTGATTTGCAATGTCACCAAAGTATGAGTTGTTGGTAATTGCGCTAATTACAGACGATTTGCGTAAAGCAATCTGCGCCTGTTTGGAGTACATAATCGGGCTAAAGTTGCCGTCAAAACCTCCACTTGCTGAAGTAATAGCCATAGTTAAAATCTCCTTTATAGATATGGCGTGGGGTTAGTACACTACATATCCACCCGAAGAGGCTCTTTGTATTAGGGTAGTCAGCTATGCTTTGAGAATGCGCTTTCTCTCTGCGCTGGGCCTATACTCTGAGGTAAGTCTTATTGTGTGGCTAGTGCTTGATTAAGCATACACACATTAACTGTTGTGTATATGCTATAGTTTTATCTACAATATATAGTTTGTCAACTATTTTCTTGACATATCGTAAATAAATCTTCCGTTACGTTGAGCATCAAGTATTTCTTCCTGACGCTTTTCGTATTCTTTGATAGACATTGCAGCTACCTGTGACTCTCGTATATACTTACTTGCTTCATCTGCTTCAGGTTTAGCTGCTCCTTTGGTCTTAACTGAAGAAGCTGCTGCTTTGTCAGAGCCGTTAGTCTTTTTAGTTACTATTCCTGTATCTACTTTATATAGATCAATTACACGTGCTACTGACTTGGCATCTTCAGTATTCTCATACAAAGCATCTTGTACCCATTTAGGTTGTTGCTCTGCCCATTTGTGAAATGCATCATCCTCACGTATCTGAGAAAAGTCAGGATGCATACTAGCTAACTCAGCTTCTGCTTTTTCACGTTTAGCTGTAATACGTAATTCTTCAAACTCAGCCATACGGTCTTCTAGCTCTTTAGCTGTAGACTTAGATTTCTTATCAGCTATAGTCTCAATGATGCTTGCTACATCAGGATACTCTTTAGCCCAAGCCTCTAACTCTTCATCAGTTTTAGGAAGTATAAGTTCATTCTTTGTTGCTTTATCTAGTTGAGCTTGTAGGGCTTCTAGCTTTGCATTAAACTCTTCTTCTTTTTTCTGTGTATGTCTACGTAGATCACCATAACGTTTCTTAAAGTTTTTCTCTTCTGCACTTAGTCCAGAGTCATCTTCTTGTGCTTCTGCTTTAGGTTCTTCTTTTTGTTTGGTATCACCCTCTGCCTGTACTGGTTCAGCTTCAGGCTCTTTGCTATCGGGTTTATCTTCAGTACCTTCTTCATCTGTTATACCTAATGCTTCTTTCTTCAGAGCTAGAAGCTCTTCTTCATCTTTCTTGATACGTTCTTCATTAGTTAAGTATCCACCTTTACCCATCATTACTTTTGGGATTTCAGGTTTTACCATAGGGTTTGGTTTCGCTGGTTCACTTGTAGCCATTTGTTTTCTCCTTATGCTGGGGTCAGCCGTAGCTGAGTGGCCTTATAGTTATTTGGATTATTTTTTCTTTTTAGCTTTCATCAAGCCGCCTTTGTTACGGCCTCCACCACCTGTGCGTCTAGTAGGACTTCCTCCAAACTGTTCTGCTGGGTCTGGCCCCATACCACTAAAACCACTGTTTGCAGGAGGTGTAGGTGTGGGTGCAAATGTAGGTTCGTCATCATCGTCATCATCTGGTTGAAATCTTGTTTGACTTCCACCAAATTCTTCTGCTGGGTCTGGTTTTGCAGGAAAGCCACTGCTTACAGGTGGGATAGGATCTTTTGGTTTTTGAACAAAAGGTGGTTCATCATCGTCATCTTGTTGGACAACTGTTTCAGGATCAAGTCCAGTTATTTCTGGTGTTGTTACCTCTGGTTCATAAACATCATCTACAGGAGCTAAAAACTTTTCTGGATCTGCTATAGCAGCAGCAATAAAAGCCTCATTGTCTTTTGGTTTTGCTATCATCTTAGCTGGTTCTTTACCAAACAGTCTTTCTATAAATGTAGACTCACCTTCTATTTCCATTAGATTGTTTAATTTCATTCTATCTAGATCAGTAGTAGCAGGATCGTCTAACCGTCTTTGTACTTCTGCTTTAAGTTTTCTAGATTGATCTGCCATTGCTACTTTCATAAGGATACCCATAACAGGGTTTGAAGCCATAGCAAGTTTTGATACCATGTTTGTTATTTTAGAGTCTTGCTGACCTGATACCATATCTGTTAGTTCTTGTACAGAAAGCTCTTTATAGTTTATTCCCTCTGGCATCGGCATAGAAGGTTTATCATCTTTGTCACTAGGGGTAGACACAGAAGGTGAAGGTGTTACAATAGTAGATACAGGGTAGTAGCCTACAGGTATGTCTGTAGTAGGTTCACCATCAACAAAAGTAATAACTATCTTATGTCCTGCATCATTCATGTATTCTCTAAGTTCAACCATTCCTGTGGGCACAGTACCTGTATCACCAATAGGAGAACCCATAGGCACATCTGCCCTAGACATATCAAAGCCACCTTTTTGTGAATAGAAAGGTTGTTCATCAGAAGCCATACCACCTTCGTTGTACTTGCCTCCAAAGTTTATCTGCTCTGCTATAGAT